AATAGTTCCTGGAATAAGTTGAGCCATTGTACTTAGCATAGAAAAGTTTACCATCTCTATAATTGATAGCCACTTCACCTGCTGCCAAGCCATTGCTTCCTTCTCCTGCATCTGAGTTAACTGTAGGTTCACCTCCAGATGTCCCATCCTTCTTAAGTTTGATAGTATTTGCCATGATTACTCCTAATCACTAAATGTTCCGCCATCAATAGTTGCTCCACTGATAGCTGTAAAATAACCTGTTCCGAATTGACAATCACCAACTGATCCAGATATGACACCAGTAGATTCAGTAGCAACTGGAATATAAGTAAATCTATGAGAATTACTATCATCCATTCCAAAGAACATCTTTTTAGCACTACTATCGTAGTACTGACCTAAGATACCTCTATCTTTATTATCATCTGAACCTGGAGCCGAATCTCCACCTAATGTGAAAATTGGATCATCAATCGTTATTGTTGTCGAATTAACCGTCGTAGTAGTTCCGTTAACTGTCAAGTTTCCTGATACTGTTAAGTTATCATCTACTGTAGTTGTACCACCAGCAGAGTCTATTACTAGATTTCCACTAGAAGTATCAATTTCATTTGCAGCCGTTACACCGACTTGTATATCATCTGCAGTTATTCCAGCAACAGAAGGACTTGAACTTGAATCAATAGCTACTGTTGGAGTAGCTCCTTCTCCTGAGTTATTAGCAAGTGATATACCAGTACCAGCTACTAAACTAGCTACATAATTACCAGTTGTTTCGGTTCCAAGAGCAACTCCATCATCTTTAATTGTTACTACTCCAGAACTAACTGCGAAATTATCAGAACTCATCTGAACTATACCCTTAGCACTTGTTGTACCAAAGATATTAGAATCAGTTACATCAACTGCAATAGTTGATGAGTTATCATTACTGCCAGAAGCTACAGTTCCACTAATACCATTTCCATAGGTTATATCCTGAAGAGTTGGCAAGTGAAATACTTCAACACTACTATTATTATGACGGCCTACATACAGTTTCTTACCAGCTTGACTTAATGCAAGTTCACCACTATTTAATGAAGTAGGTGCGCTTGTATCAGTATTGCTACTATGGCGTTTTATCTGAATGGTATTAGCCATGCTTATCTCCTATTAAGTAAATGTTCCACCGTTAAGTGTGGAGACTCCAGCCACAAGGACTTCATTCCAAGAGTCTTCATCTCGAACATAAAAAACATCATTATCTGAATCATAGTGAAGGTCTCCTTCACTGACACCAGAAGTTGGAGCGCTTGTACCTGTACTCACTCCTTGTAATGGCAGACTCTGTATTAATTGGTCTGCACTTCCGTTATCTATATATAGATTCCCGTCATCACCTTTAAAGACAAGTTTAGTATAAACATCTTTAATTTTATTTGGGGCTGATAATGTACCCATTAATTTTCTCCCGCTATTACCACATCCGTAAATGTAGTAGAACTTATTGACTGATCACTATAACTAGCTGACCCTATAGTTACTGCTGTAAATGTAGGTGAACCAGCAGCTGAAACCCCGCTTAGCGAAGGAGCTGTTGCAGCAGATACTGCTGTATAACTAAAATCGTCAGGAGTATCGACAGCCGTAAAATTATCAGCGGTATAGGAGTCGAAGAAGTGATTCGAGCCAAGTTCGCTAAATGACCAAGAAATGTCATCCCATTCCGCAAGCCCAAAATTATTCGTTGACCAATCATATGCTCTAGTGTTTATTGCCACTAATCATAACTCCTATTCACAGTCATGCTTCTTGCATCAGCAACTCCAGTACCTGGTTCGGGTTTTTTATAAATTCCCATTCTTCCTCCTGCGAAGAATCCTTTTCTAACATCTGCATCAGGAACAGCTCCTTGAGTACCAGCTGGATTATAAGCAGTTTTGTCAAATCTATTTACTGCTAGCTTTTCATCAGCTTCTGCTCTAAATTTTTGTGCTCCTCTAAGAGCAGACAATGTTCTTTCTCCCATAACGCCATCTTCAGATAAAGGATTACCCTCAGCATCTGTTATCCCAGAAGCATTTAATAACCTTTGCATATTCATCACCTGGTCTTTATCAGCAGGATCAAAGCTTTGCATTACATCTCTTAAAGACCTAAAAGAATCTCTTTGCATTAAATCTTGTTTTGCTGCCTGTACTTCAGTTGGTGGCCCTATTTCTGGAGCTCCACTACCTTCGTATCCTTGTATTGCAGAATCTGCATCTGTAGCTCTTCTCTCTACAGCTTTTGCTTCTCTTCTGTCATCCATCCATCCTTTTGCACGACCTAATAGACCTTTTGCAAATTTACCTGGATACCAACCTTGTCTTTCTTCTGCCATAATAACCTCCTTTAAAAGTCTACTGGCTTAATATATTTAACAGTACCAGCTCTAGCTCGATAAGCGTAACTTCTACCCTCTCTCACTCCTTTTTCAAACTTTTCATGAAAGTATTGAGCAAGTGGTATCTGTTCTGGTTTCTTTTCATAGCCAAGCGCAATTGCTTTAGCAACTAAATAATCGTGAAATTGTCCTGGGAAATCACTGGTAGCAGTCCAAGAAAAACTATTTGAATTAGGCTCTGTAAAAGCAGTCGCTTTCTTATAATAAAAAAGAGTAATCTTTTTGCCATTTTGATCTGCAGCTGGAGAAGTAAATTTCTCTGAATTAGGATTAAACTTAGCAATACCTACAGCATCTCGCTCAGTCCACCATACCCATTGATTAGTAGCGTATTTATTACTCCAGTTATCTACATAAGTTCCAGCCATTATGTTAAGTCCCTTCTTATTGGTCTACCTACTAATTTAGGTATATTAACATGGTCTGTACTGCCATCAGCTGCTTCCATATCAACTGATTTAATTTCAAGAATTGATTCATCTAGCGCATAATATCTTTGGTTTGTAGCTAGATCAAACTGTGTTGCTTTTTCAAGCATTCTTGTTCTTTGGCTAAACTCTTCCTGAGCAATGTTTATCATCTTAACTATTTCAGTAACACCTAAATCTGGATGATGTTGCTGTACTAATTCTACCATCTCTTTTAATTTCAACGTCTTACTCCTTCTGCTGTACTATCAAGGACTCCAGCTTGTGTATAAGGAGCCATAAATTCAGATAACTCTGCTTTTACAACTTGATATTGACTCTGAAGCCACTGGTAATCTGTGGTTAATTTACTTATAAGAGTTGTATAAAGACTAACCTTTTTTTGCAGATTTGCATTCCATTCTTGAAGCTCATAATTTAATCCTTCCATGCTCTTTTGCAGTTCTGCTTGATACTTTGTAATCTCTGCATTAAATCTTGCTTGCTCTTTTTGCAACTCTGCTTGATAGACAGCAACATCTGTTTGCGCTATAGTAGAGTCCTGAGATATCTCAGTTTGGACTTTCTGAACTTCTGCGTTTATTTCGGCTTGCTCTTCTTGTATCTTAGCATTAAAAGTTTGCATATCAACAGTAAATTCCTGTACTTCTTTATTTATATCGGCTTGAAATTTCTGAAGACAAACATTCGCCCTGCTTAGCTCTTGGGCTGCTACGGTTAAAGTTGCTTGAGTCATCTCCTCATCTTCGTCAACTAGCCATTGCTGAACAGACTTCATATCAACAGAGTCAACTTGAGTATTTCCACCTACACTTGCTGCTGTATCAATTATATGCTTAGCTTTATCTAAAGCATCTCCATAATCATTACTAATACTTGATGATAAATTTAAACTTGGCATTGCAGAGGATAAGTCTGTCCAATCTCCTACAGCTGCCGATATAGATATAGTACTGGGTAAGTTTTTACTTGTTGACCAGCTTGGTAACGAAGTAGATACAGATAAACTTTGTCCAATATCCGCTATAGCATCAAATACTGTTGTATCAGAGTCTAGATCAGTAGGAAGTTTAGCGTTTAAAGCAGCCATCTTATGATGTAATAATTGAGCTGCCGCATATAATACTACTCCATGATACATCTCAGAAGGAAAATTATCTATTGCGCTATCTGTTCCAGCAACTGAAGTATCAGGTAAGACTATACTTATCTTTACTATCTCGTCATTATCTGGAACTGGCAAAACATTAAGAACTGCATTATCAATATAATAAACTGGAGAATTTTTACTTGCGTAATAAATACTATCAGTATTTTTAGCGTTACTTCTAAAAGCTGCATTTATTGGGCTACATTTGAGCTCTTCTCCAGTACTTGCATTACCATTTCTTCTTACTATATCTATAATTTTAGAATTAGTAGATAATGTCAATGTTTTTGTAGAATCATTTAATGTTTGCAACGAGGCAAATAATGGTAGCATATCAGGATTAGTCTTCTCTACCATAGAGATAATCCACTGTACACCATTTGCTAAAAACTTAGATATAGCATTTGGATACGCATCAGTTTCTCCAGCGTAATTACCTATTTCTGCATTAAATGCCATTATACTTGTTGACCTAATCTAGTTCTAGCCATTATTTCACGCTTACTCATCTTTTTTGGCTTAGGAGTTTTTTTATCTATTCTTCTAGCTGTCTTCTTTAAAGCTGATTCAGACATACGGTATTTAGAAGCATAATGCTTTATAACCGCTTTTCTATTATTCTTTATAGCACTGACAACTACCTTTGCAACAACACTATTCATTTCTTTTTGCTTTTCTTTGATTTTTTAGAATTGGTATTCTGTTGGCGTCTGCTATGGTCATTGACTTCTTCTTTTCCAGATTGCCAAGGGCCACCAATATCATTACTAGTTACAATTTTCATGTTTAACCTTTTCCAGTGGGGGGCTAAAAAGCCCCCCTTAAATTACTGAATTATGCGAACTTTAACAAGGTATGAGTTTCAGGTAAAGAAATCTCAAGACCAGCTTCGGTCAAGATCATATCTTTTCTTCCATCAACATTGTTGTTCTGTACATTAGTGATAATGTGCGTATCTCTCGATGTGCCATTAGCAGCTAATGGACGGTAAGCTACGTTCTTCATGTCAATCATAATAGCGTAGTCTTCCCACATTCCTCTGAATAAAGGCTGTTCGACCAAGTGTAAGTCACCGTAAAGTGTATTTACTCGTGTTACATTGTGTCCAAATGAACCTTTAACATTTTGGATATCTACATTATAGCCATTCGATGCTGCTGCATAGTTTGAACCATTTGTAGTTGTAGTATGACCAAGTGCCATTGTATTTCCTAAGAAAGAGCTTCCACCAAGTTTGTTAAAGTAACTTAACACTTTTCTTGAAGCAAGTACAAGTTTGTTTCCGCTATTACCTGATTCAGGTGAGAAAACATCTTCCATTGCATCAATAAAATCATCATAAGATGAAGAAGCATAAGTAAAGGTCTTAATCTTTCCATAAGCTTCTGTGTAGGGTACAATACCCCATGAACGTCTAACAGGCCCTGTTCCAGTTGAATCATCTGATCCAATACCAAATAACATTGCATGTTCTAAATCCATTTTATGTT